ATTGACGCAATCTTTTCAGCGTCAGGCACAAGCGTTTCGATGAACGTTGGCAGCGGCAAGACGTTAACGCTTGGCGGCAACATGACCGGATCGGGAACGATCAACGGCGTATCAATCGGTCAGTCGCTTGCCGGTGCTGGGTCATTCAGTACGCTTTCTGCGTCAGGCAATGTGACGTTTACGAACGCGCCTATTCTGTCATCGCTTACAGCGTCAAAGCCTGTATTTACGGACGCTAGCAAAGGGTTGAGTTCGTCGGGTACGGTGCCATTGAATCAAGGTGGCACCGGCGAAACAACAAAAACGGCAGCGTTTGATGCTTTAGCGCCAACAACCACCAAAGGCGATTTGATCGTTAGCGATGGCGGCGACAACATTAGGCTTGCCGTTGGCACGAACAACCATGTACTTACAGCCGATAGCGCACAAGCGTCTGGCGTTAAGTGGGCGGCAGTTTCTGCATCTCCCGGCGGATCAGACACTCAAGTCCAATTCAACGATGGCGGATCAACATTCGGCGGCGATGCTGGGCTGACGTACAACAAAACAACGGATACCCTGACTACAAGCGTAGTCGTTCACGGCGCTGGAACCGCTTCCGCCCCATCTATCACCACCACAGGCGACACCAATACGGGTGTGTATTTCCCTGCTGCTGATACGGCTGCGATTACGACAGGCGGCACCGAGCGGATGCGTATCAACTCAGACGGAACCATTAAAACAGGGTCAACAATCTCCGTTGGCAACGCAACCCCATCAACCTCCGGCGCAGGCATCACTTTCCCCGCCACGCAATCTGCATCCTCAGACGCAAATACCTTGGATGATTATGAGGAGGGGACTTGGACACCGACATTAAGTTTTAGTTCAGGAAGTATTACTGCATATGCAGACCAAAATGGCAAGTATACAAAAGTAGGAAATTTAGTAACTGTGACTTTTTATATATCCATAACTAGTGTTTCATCTCCTTCTGGAGATTTAACAATTACAACTTTACCTTTTACATCTAATTCTACAGCTTTAAGGCCAGCAACATTTATTAGAGCTACATCCTTAACTGGTGTTACTGGAGTGGTTGGGGGTTGGTTAAATTTTTCTTCAACAGCATTAAACATCATAACTCTGAACAATGGTACTACAGCAAACTTAAATGCAAACACTATACAAGCAACTTCTGAATTTGATGCGACTTTTACATATCAAGTTTAATTATCTACGCTGGACTAGCGTAGACGGACTTTAACAAAAGGAACTTAAATGATTACTAAACAAATTGTTATTGACCAGATTACCGTAACAGAGAACGGCATCATTCTCTACCGTGAAGCCACACGCATTATTGAAGACGGTAAAGAACTGACCAAGACCTATCACCGCTCATCCCTAACACCGGGGCAAGACCTTGCAAGCCAGCCTGAGAAGGTGGTAGCGATCTGCAATGCGGCATGGACACCTGAAGTGATTGCAGCCTATGAAGCGGCGCAGCAGGCTGCGTGAACAAGCCAAGCCTCAGTTGGAATCTAAGCCCTTTGGTGACTGATAACCACTTGGAATATGAGCCTTGACCTTTTTGTGTTTATTCATAGTGTGGGTCTGCCTATTGCTTCCGCCTGTCTTGGTGGTTACTTTGTTTTCCTGACGTTGAAGTTCATTCTGGCTGGCGTTACGAGTGGCGTAAATAGCGTAGCTAACATGGTGACTCAGCTTGAAAAGCGTATTGAAACCATGAACACGCAACTTCAACGGATTGATGTCAAAGTAACCCACAGTCTTGGTTTGCAACCTGATTACGGTCGGTTGGCAAGGGCTGAGAAAGAGGACAACAGGAAAGACTAAATGGACTTCAACATTGGTAAGCTAGTTGAGGAGTATGGCTTTCCGACCATTGCCGTAGTTGGTCTGATCTACTTAGTTTTTTATGTTTGGAAATGGTCAACCGAAGAAATTGATCCCACCCTGAGCCAAGCCAAAAAATCTGTCATTAGTCTTATTGATCGGGTCAGAATGCTTGATAACGATTTGATTCGGTTGGATGAAAAACTTCAGACGGTACTACAACTTCGAGGCGAGAAAATTCAGCGCGAGACACAAAAAGCCAAGGAAGCGATTAACAAGAACGGAGATCATTGAGACATGACACCTAATGATAACGCACTTGCAAAAATTGAAACGCATGAAGCCGTATGCGAAGAGCGCTATGGGCAAATCAACGCCAGGCTTAAGCGTTTGGAGATGGTGGTGATGACAACGGCAGGCACTATTATTATTTTGCTGCTTAATCTTGTGTTAAGAATAAAATAATGCTCACGCTTTTATCAACGCTCCTGTCATTCTTAGCCGGTGGCGTGCCAAAGTTGCTTGACCTTTGGCAGGACTCCAAGGACAAGGCGCACGAGCTGGAACTTGCCCGTATGCAAAATGAACGTGAGCGTGAGTTAGCCGCCATGGGATTGCTTGCGCAGCAACGCATTGAAGAGATTCACACCGAACAAGTGGCGATGCAAACGCAGGCCGAAGAGATGAAAGCGTTGTACGCGCATGACATTGCGATTGGCGAAGGAACAAGCCAGTGGGTGAAGAACGCTAGAGCGTTAGTGCGTCCTGTGCTTACCTATGGCATGTTTTTGTTACTTGTATTTGTTGAGATTGGCGGATTCTGGTACGCGTGGACAACAAATGTGCCATTCGATTTGATGTTAAACCAACTATGGGATGACGATACGCAACAAATTTGGGCCGCGATTGTGGCCTTTCACTTCGGGTCACGAGCATTTGCAAAATGATCAGCCCGCTTGCCCTCCAAATGATCAAGCATCACGAAGGTGTGCGTGCGCGGCCTTATCGCTGTCCGGCGTTGCTTTGGACCGTGGGTGTGGGCCATGTCATTGACCCATCGCACATCAACGTCAAAGTCGAAGAGCGCAAAGCTTTACCCATTCCACCGGGTTGGGATCGCACATTATCTATGGCGGAAATTGACGAGATACTTGCAAAGGACTTACAACGCTTTGAGGCTGGCGTATCACGATTATGTCCTGCTGGTCTTACTCAGTCTCGCCTTGATGCACTCACATCATTTTCGTTCAATGTGGGACTAGGCAACCTCCAACGATCAACGTTAAGAATGCACCACAATCGAGGTGACTATGCGGGCGCAGCAGTTGCCTTTAAGATGTGGACTAAAGCGGCAGGGAAAGAGTTGCCAGGGCTTGTCAAACGCCGCCGCGATGAAATGGCCCTCTACATGAGCAACCAGTCATGGCACTAGTCCCTATCAAACTTCCGCCAGGCGTATTTCGCAACGGTACAGAGTTGCAAGCCTCTGGCCGATGGTATGACGCCAATCTTGTTAGATGGTTTGAAGGAACGCTTAGACCTATGGGTGGCTGGCTTCAATGGTCAAGTGCAACCGTCAGCGGCGTTCCTCGCGGCATGTTTGCATGGCGGGACAACTCAACCAATGTGTGGTTAGCCGTTGGATCAGCATCGAAACTTTACGTTTATCAGGGTGATGGTGACCAGGCTGACATTACACCAACCAGTTTTAGCGCAGGGCGCACTGACGCTACGGGTGGTGTGGGTTACGGCAATGGCGACTATGGCGAGCAAGCCTACGGAACCCAACGCTTAAACCTTGCGCAAACCGGTATATTGCCTGCCACCACATGGTCAATGGATAACTGGGGCCAATACTTTGTGGCGTGTTCCGACTACGATGGCAAATTGTATGAATGGCAACTTGACTTTGCCACGCCAACCAAAGCCGTTGCCATCACGAATGCGCCAACGAGTTGCAATGGCTTGATTGTTTCGGAAGAGCGTTTTCTGTTTGCACTTGGTGCTGGCGGCGATCCGCGCAAAGTGCAATGGTCTGATCAAGAAGACAATACGGTTTGGACGCCAGCCGCCACCAATCAAGCGGGTGACTTCATCCTTTCAACGCCAGGCTCAATTGTTGGCGCAAGGCGTGTTCGCGGTGGCGTGTTGATTCTCACCGATGTAGATGCTCACTTTGCGCAATATCAAGGACCGCCATACGTTTATGGATTTGAGCGTGTTGGCACAGGGTGCGGATTGGTCAGTGCAATTGGCGTAGCCACGGCAGACACCTTTGCCGCGTGGATGGGCCAATCTGGATTTTGGATGTTTGATGGTTACACCAAACCGTTGCCATCCGATGTGTCTGATTATGTATTCAACAACATCAATCGCGGTCAGATTTCCAAGGTTAGTGCCGTTCACAACTCCAAGTTCGCTGAAATCTGGTGGTTTTATCCGTCTGGCGACAACTTAGAGATTGATTCGTACGTCATTTGGAATTACCGCGAAAATCACTGGTCGATTGGATCGTTGGTGCGTACTGTTGGAACAGGACAGGGTGTGTTTAGCGTTCCGTTGATGGCGGGATCAGATGGCAAGATTTATCAGCATGAAACAGGCTGGATTTACAGCGGTGCCGGTGGCTCGCCATACGCTGAAAGCGGACCCTATCAGATTGGTATGGGCGATAACATTCTTGTGGCGAAACAACTCATTCCTGATGAAAACACATTGGGCGATGTAACCGCAACATTCAAAACGCGTCTATATCCAACGGGTGATGAACTAACTTACGGTCCTTATTCGCTTGCCAATCCAACATCGATTCGCTTGCAGGGCAGACAAATGAAGGTTCGCGTCAATAGCAACAACAATGTTGATTGGCGTGTTGGCGTATTTCGATTCGACGCTCAAGCGGGCAGCAAGCGATGAAACTTCCGCGCCCAACGAGTGATTACGATCAAGCGTCTGAACTGTCACTGCGTCGAGCACTTGAATTAGCTGACTCATTAAACCGTAAAAAGAACGCTGATATTGAATTAGGGCAAGACGAAAAAGTGATTATTCGCTCGCCAAACGGCACGCGTTACTACCTATCAGTTTCAAATGTTGGCGCGTTGAGCGCTACAACAATGTGAGGCAATCATGGCAACTAGCAATCAACTCTCATACACAGATTGGCTTGAAAATGTTCGTCAAGGATACGGACCTTCAGGGCAAGGTGCGCAGTCAGAAAAAGAAGTACCTGTTGTATGGCGTGATCCAAACTCAGGGTTTGGCATAGGCGTTGCCGTTGATGGCAATCAAGTTGAAAAGCTTGTGTATTTCAACCCACAGGGATACAAACTTCGATCAAGTATTTTCACCGCCCCGGAGTTATATAAAAATGCTAGCGAGTTTGGTATCGGGTTGAGTCAAATCGGCGGTCTTGGCGCAAAGCTTGATGCCGCTGGTCTTAAGTACAAGCCAGGTGAGTTGTACGCTGGTGTTGGATCAAACTTAGGCATCAACTTTTCAGATGTTCAGCAAGGCAAATTAGGATCGGCTTACGATTGGACGCAAGACCCGTTTGCATCGCAAAAAGGGCCGAGTGCATCAGATCAACTTGCCGCATCCCAAGCACTTGCTGACAGGTTAGGCATTAAGCGTGAAACGTCAGAAAATCTAGCGCAAATCAACCCTTATGTAGGTCCGTCTGGAACAAGAAATTTTGCAGTGGTGGTGCCAAGCATTTCAGGCTCGCCCACCATTTCATATTACGCCACGCAAGAAGATGCTGATGCTGCCAAGTATTTATATGGGGGGACGGTTTACAATTTAGCCGAAACCGGCGGGATAAGCCTAGGATCGCAACCCGCGCAACAGCAACAAACTACGCAACAGCAACAAACGCAAACTACGCAACAGCAGTCGCCAAGAACGCAACAAATTTTGTCTCTATTGCCTACCGATTGGAACACTTACACGCCAGCCAACAAACGGTTTTGGTTTGAATCAAAAGGCGTGACAAGGGCTGACTTAGAGGCAGCAGGCATTCCTCAAGCAGATATAAACGCGCTTTATGCACAGGCGGCAGTAGAAAAAAAAAGTAACCAAGCAACGACAGGTTTACTTGATACAAACAACCAAACGACAAATGTAACGGATCAATCTACAACAGGTTTGCTTAATGCAAACATTTCACTTGCTGATGCAAGTGCCGTATTTCAAAGTCTGTTTGGAAAAGCCCCAAACGAACAACAACTTAGAAACTTTGCATCGATAGGGGCGAACGATCCAAGGCTAGCATCGCGTAGTGCGTTTGAAACTTACTTAAGAGGCACTACTGATTACGCCAATTACCTTAAATCTATTGCAAACACAGGAAACGTAGGAGACACAGGAAACACAGGAAACGTAGGAAGTACAGTTACTACAAACATAACGCAACAACAAGCTATTGATACGTTCAAAAGCATTTTCGGGCGCGTGCCAAACGCAACTGAGCTGTCGAACTTCTTGGCTTACCAGAGCGGTAAAACACCATTCACAAGCACTGACGCTTTGGCGGCATATCTTAGAAGCACGCCTGATTTTCAGATGTATCAGGCTAGACAGGCTTTGCAGCCAATGACGTATGGTCGAGCTGTTGTACCCCAATCGCAATTGCAATACGGATATGGGCCGGAGCAAGGATTGCTCACAAATATCAAAGGTCCGACAGGTCAGCAAATACAGAATCAAATGGATGCTTTTTATGCAGCATCCTATGGCGGTACACCAACGGCTGGATTGCTTGCGCCAGCCATTGCAGAAATGGCAAATCAGAAACAACCGCCAAACTTTTACGCTATGCCAACCGGTTCACCGTCCATGCAAGAGCTGACGCAGCGGGCGCAAGGTTTGCTTGACCAGGGTTACACCATGGCCGATTTACGCTCTCAAGCCATGCAAAACAATTTATCGCCACAAGTGACGGGCGCCATTCTGTCAAATGTTCAACAGGGCGGAGCAACGCCGTATTTGCAAGGATTATTGTCCGGTGAATTACCTTTGGTTGCAGGCCAGAACTTATTGGCGGCTCGATGAATGCTTGTGACTTAAGCCATTGGGATCGGTGCAAACCGTTTATTGAGGCGGCATTGCACTACACTGGCGGAACGCATACCATTGAGGATATAAAGCGTGCTGTTGACGCCAATGAAATGCAGTTTTGGCCTGGTCAACAATCCGCTGTCATCACCGAGATTCAGCGTTACCCACAAGCCAAAGGGATGCACTATTTTCTTGCTGGCGGGGACTTGGAAGAACTCTCGCGTATGCGTCCAATCCTTGAAAAATGGGCGCAATCACTTGGATGCAATCGTGTGACACTTGCCGGAAGGCGTGGCTGGCTGCGTACGTTTTTGGCGGACCAAGGTTATGAAGAGAAATGGACTGTTATGTCCAAGGAGTTGAAATTATGAGTAAGAGCGGTGGCGGTCAAACAACGCGTGTTGAGCTTGATCCAGCATTCAAACAGGCAGCGCTTGAAAACTATGAGTTTTCAAAACAAATTGCAGGGCAAGAATACACGCCTTATGCCGGATCAAGATTGGCGGCGCCAACCGCTGCCATGCAACTTGGTTTGCAACAACAAGCGCAGGCCGGTGCGTATGGGCCGGGAACGCAAACCGTTGATTACGCCACAGCGTTGGCAATGCAACCAACAAGCATTGCCGGAAATATTCAACAATTCATCAATCCGTTTCAACAGCAAGTCATTGGAACGGCAGTGCAAAATATTGAAAATCAACGCCAGATGCAGCAACAGCAAAATGCTGCCAATGCAGTTCGCGCCAAAGCTTTCGGCGGATCGCGTCAAGGTATCGTCGAAGGATTGACAAATCAAGCCGCACTTATGGCAGCAGGCCAAACCGCAGGGCAGTTAGCAAGTCAAGGGTTTACGCAAGCCGCACAACTTGCATCACAAGACGTTGCGGCTCGCCAGGCGCAAGCAGGGCAATTAGCCGGTTTGGGTGCGGCGCAACAAGCTATCCGCCAAACGCAGGCGCAACAATTGCAAGGCGTTGGCGCACAAGAGCAAGCGCAGCAGCAAGCGCAACTCGATTTGGCGTACCAAGACTTTTTACGTCAACAAGCCTATCCGTTGCAACAACTCAACATTAGGTCACAAGGTTTGAGCGGATTCCCAGCAGAGAATCAAAACGTCAGTACACAACGCATGTCACCAGGTCAACAATTTGGACAGGGCGTTAGCACGTTGGCGTCATTGGCTTACTTGTTTTCTGACAGGCGCATGAAAGAAAACGTTGATCGCATGGATTCGCCATTGTCGCAACTTGGCAAATTAACGGGGTATGACTACAACTATAAGGGCGATGACGAGCGAACGGGTGGCGTCATGGCGCAAGACGTTCAACGTGTTATGCCTCAATCTGTAGCAAAAGATGATAGCGGCATGATGGCGGTCAATTACCCTCAAATTACTGGATTGCTGGTTGAAGCGGTTAAGGAACTTGACCGTAGAACAAGGGGTTAAACATGGCGTCTTTATTAGATTTTTTCACGGGCAGCGGAAGCTTCAGCGGGCAACAATTGCCTAATTCGCCAGAGGCTGCGTCACAAGGTTATGCGCCAAACTTCTTTGATCGTTTTGGCGCCGGTCTTGATCGTTTGCAGCAATATCCTGGCTTGCCCGCCATGCCTATGGATGAAGAAGAGCGCCGCAGGCAGCGCTTGATGACGCTTGCGCAGTTAGGATCAACCGTTGCGCGTGGCGGCACACTGGCTGAAGGTTTGCAAAGTGCGCAGCAGCAAGGGTTGCAAAGGCAGTTGTTTCAGATGCAACTAGCGCAAATGCAACAACAGCAACTTCGTGAGCAAGCTTTACGCCAAGCGTTATCAGTACAACCAACCGAGGCTCAACGATTCCAAGCCGGTGCTGCCGCCATGGGCGTTGAAGGTATGGGGCCAACCGTTACCGCGGCTCGCGCACAAGAAAAAGCTGTTGAATCAATAAGGCCATTTGCTAGCCTTACGCCAGAGCAACGATTGATTGCTTCGCAAATGCCATACGCTGAAGCGGTCAAGTACATTGGCGAAAATGTTAAGCCAGAAGAATACGGCACAGGAACCAACACGGGCATGATTGGCGGAAGACCTGTTAGTTATGTTGTTGGCAAGCGTGGTGGGATTAAGGTGCTTGATGTTGCGCCGCAACCAAATGAAGAGCAAATCAAGACAGGAAACAAGATTTTAATTCGCGACAAAAATACTGGCAAAACAATTGGCAGTTACGATATGGAAATGACGCCTGGAGAAGTGGCGACTAACCTAAGAGCTATAAGAACGCAGGATTTGAACGAGCTCAGGTTTGCTTTTGATCAACGACAAGCGGAACAACAAAACGCTTTCCGCCGCCAAGAACTTGGCTATAGAGGGCAAGAGGTTGATTTATCAGCATTGCGCGCAAAACAAGGTGACGTTGATTTAGTTACGGACGCCGCTGGCAATATGTTCTATACATCAAAGACCATGACGCAACCAACCAGGCAGATTGTTGGGCCAACGATTGGCGACACAATGGGCCAACCATTAAAAGGCAAGGGCCAAACTATTCCCACCGCGGTAACGGAAGAGTTTGTTAAAAATCAAGCCAATCTAAATTCCATTCAAGAAGCCGCCAAACTTGTTGAGCAAAATCCTGGCGCGGTTGGTCCGCTCACAGGAAGAACGCCAGCCGGTATCAGAGATCCATTTGCGCCAGAAGTGAATATCAGAACGCGCGCAGCGGTTGCCCGTATTGGAAGTATGTTGATTAAAGATATTTCAGGTGCAACGGTTCCTGTTGCCGAGGTTCCGCGTCTTGCGCCATTTATTCCGCTCCCAACGGATGATGATAAAGCTATCAAAGTAAAGCTTGGCGAACTGGAAAAAGAAATTAGAAACATTGAAGATGAGCGTAGAAAGCAGTACACAGCACAAGGCATGAACTATCCGTCACTATCTGGACGAATAGCCATACCAGGCGCCCCAAGCATTATGGATCAATACGGTCTTACGCCAAGGAGATAAGCAATGACAAACCTTGAGCGGGTTTCCGCCAACATGCGCAAGATGTTTGAGCAAGGCGCACCGCAAACAGATATGGAGGCTTACCTTCGACTAGAGGGTTACACGCCATCACGTTATCTTGGTGCCATGGCGAGGCAACGTCGAGGCGTTGGCGAAGTTGAAGCAGGCGCGTTTCGCACTTTTATGCAAGGCTTAACGTTTGGCTTTTCTGATGAAATCGAAGCCGCGGTTAAAGCAGCGTTTACTAAGGGTTCTTACCAGGACAACGTTGAAGCGGTACGCGAAGGCATTAAGGAGTACCAAAAGCGCAGCCCCATGACTGCGGCAAGTAGTGAGCTTGCTGGCGCCTTACTTCCCGCCGCTGTAACGATGGGCGCTGCTGTGCCAGCCGTTGCCGCGCGCGCGCCCCAACTTGCCGGAGCAGTAACCAGGGGCGCACAGGCCGTGACAAGTGCTTTGCCGTCTGCTTTGCAAGGCACCAACATTGGCGCACAGGTTGGCCGCGGCGCACTGATGGGTGCTGCCGGTGGCGCCTTGGGTGGCGCTGGGCAAGCCGAAGGCGGTGCAGTTAATACGCTTCAAGGTGCAGCTATAGGTGCTGGCCTTGGTGCTGGCGTTGGTGCCGCCATACCGCCAGCCATGGGACTTGCAGGCTATGGCGTTGGTAAGGCGCGTGACGTGTTAGGAAGAAGCGGTGCTGCTGCGCAACAAAAAGCGGCGCAACTGATTATCCAAGGCATGGAGCGTGACCAATTAACGCCAGCCGAATTGCAGCGCAGATTGATGCAGGCAACGCCGGGCAAGCAAACAACGCTTGCTGACATTGGTGGTGAATCGTTGCTATCGCGTGCCGCTGGCGCTGTTAATACTCCTGGTGCCGCCAAAGGTCCGAGAGGTGAGTTCTTGCAAGAGCGTGTTCGCACACAATCGGATCGTGTTATTGCTGATTTGGCGGCAGCAGCGCAAGAGCGTTTACAAAATACCAATATGTTATTGCGTGATTTAACGGAACAGCAAAAGCGCAAAGCGGCACCGCTATATGCCGCGGCATATGACACACCTGTTGGCGTACTGAACGATAAAGAGTTATTGGCTTATTTGGATCGACCGGCGTTTAAGAAGGCTTACGCTCGCGCGGTAAGTATGGCCTCCAACGAAGGCGAATCATTGCCACAAATCTATCGGTTTAAAACTGATGGTAATGGGCGTCCAATTTACGATGAAGATGGTTTGCCTGTTTATGGCGAGTTAGAGGATTTGCCAAACGTCAAAATTCTTGATTGGGTTAAGCGGGGTTTGGATGATGTGATCAACGCCAAGCAAACCAAGGAAGGGTTTGCGTCTACCGAGGCAAGAATCATTCGTAACGCAAAGAATGAATTCCTTGATCGTTTAGACACTTTGGTACCAAAGTATAAAGATGCGCGAGCTGCGTTTGCTGGTGACGCAGCACTAAAAGACGCTATTGATCAGGGCAGAAAAGTATTTACGATGCCTGAGAACGATTGGCGCGAAGTGGCGGCAGACTTTAATAAGCTTACCGACATGGAACGCAATATGTTCCGCGCTGGTGTTGTTGACGCTGCAAAAATTCAAGCTGATCGGATCACGCGTGAATTTGGAACCGCACGCGATGTAACGCGCCTGTTTGACAACACGCAAACGCTCGGACGATTGCGCGCGGCATTTCCTGATACACAATCATTTGATACGTTTCGCAATCAACTTGGCGAAGAAGCGCGATTCACTGAAGTGCGCAACCGCATTCTGGCCGGATCGCGTACGGCGCCTCTGGCCGCGGAAATGGCTGAACAAGGCGGTCCAACAGGCGCAGCGGTTGGGTCAGCAATTATCCAAGGCAATCTTCAGCCGATTGCATCACAGTTGCTTGGGCAGGCTATGCAACGCGGTGCTGGAAATGTTGGTGATGTGGCGGAAATACTTGGGCGCGAATTGCTAACGCCGCTAACACCACAAAGCCTTGACGCTTTGATGCGGCGACTAGCCACGCAACAAGAGGCCATGGCCCGAGGCGAAGTTGCTCGCGCAACTACCAGACCCATGGTTGGCGGGGCGCTCGGCCAGTTGGCAGGGCAAGCCGCCGCTCCAGAGCAACCGTTTAGGCTTGATGTTATGGGTACGGCTGACACCATGACAGACGAAGAGAGACGTCTTGCAGGATTGCTGCAATAGCGTAAACTAAAGCCTGGACTCCTCCTGTGTTGTCATTCTCCCCCTGAGAGTGTTTGCCGCCTGCCATTGGCGGCTTTTTTTTTGACCGTCTGTCTGAAACGCTCTAATCATTTCGTAAACATGGTGCATGATTGCAAACCATGAAAATCATTCTCGGTATTGATCCAGGGTTGAGCGGTGCCATTGCTGCCGTTCAAGGTCAAAAACTTGTGAGCGTCTTCGATATGCCAACGGTTGAACGTAAAGTTGGCAAGTCAATAAAACGTTTTGTCGCGCCGCACGAACTCCATACGGAGTTGGCGGCATTCTTGGTTGATCACGAGTGCGAGTGTTTCATTGAGCAAGTGTCCGCCATGCCAGGCCAGGGTGTGACAAGCATGTTTAACTTTGGACGCGCGCTTGGCAACGTTGAAGGCGTACTGGCAAGTCTCAAGATTCGCTACCACTTTGTGCCGCCACTCACATGGCAACGTGCCGTTCGACTAACCGGTGGCAAGGAAGGCGCACGCGCCTTAGCGATGCAAATGTTTCCCGAAATGAGTTCAGCGTTTAGTCGCGTCAAGGACAATGGACGTGCTGATGCTGCACTCATCGCTTTGTACGGTTCGATGCAATAGGAGTCATGATGAAAACACAGGAAATCGAAAATCTTAAAGAGTTGCTGGCATATACCCGCCAAATCGCAGCCGACAGTGACCGTAAGTTAAGAACGGCCAGGCAATTCATTGGCGAACTCACTGATGTTGAACGCCTTGGCGGTCAAGTATCGGACCAGGTTCGCAGCCATGCCATCCAAATTTTGGAAAGGATTATGTGATGCTGATCCAGCGCAATGGCGAAACAGTGATTGTTGTTGATCGGCCAAAGATTGGATCGGCCTATGAGCCGCCAAAGCCTAACTACCTGGCTGATGATCAATTGTGGATTCAATCTGTATTTACGTTCAAGCGCGTGCCGGCTTACGCCATACGCGACAGGCAAGCGAAGTTGCTTTTGCTTGGTTCGCTTTACTTGGGCGGTGTCTTGATGCTTGGACAGATTGCACGTTATCTGTTGCAGCGATGAAGATGCCGTTTATCAAAAACTTTTCACTCAACGCTTTATGGCGGGCATTGTCTCGCCAACCTGAAAGGGATCGTCATGGAACAAAAAATAACGATTGCTGCAACGGGAACTGTAACCAAGGCCGAGATTGCCCACTTAGAGCATCAGGCGGACGATACGTTTGGTTTCGAGGCGATAGCAACGAGAAAAGGCAGAACGCCAAAAGCAACGGTTGAAGCAGGCGAACTTGAAAAGCGTTTGAACATCGCCCTTGAGAACTTGGCGGACTGTGTTGAAACGCTCAAAGGTTTAGAAAGCTATGGACGCTTTAACGATTCAGTTGTTCGCCGCCGCGCATTGGAATGCCTTAAAAGGATCGGCGCATGGGAGTGAAGATGATTGTGTCAACGATTAAGCCCGATAAGGGATCGTTACACGTTTTGGCGGCAAGCGTTGATGCCTATGCGCCAGAGGCTGACCTTTGCGTGGAGAACGGCAACGGTCCAACGTTTGGTGAGGATTACAACCGAGCCATTGAACGGTTTATGTCTAAGGATGATGAGGGCGTGATCATTGCCAACGATGACATTGTGCTTGCGCCTTACTCGCTGCGCCTTTTGATGGAAGACGTACAAGGCTTGAAAAAACTGTGCGGACCTAAGTTGGGATTGGTTGCAGCGCGATCAGACTATGTTCGACCTTCGCAAAACATTCGCGTGCCACGCGATGAGCGCGATCAATTTGTTGGTATGCGGTGGAAAAGCGAAGGTGCTATAAGAAAGAACCAGGTGGTGTCGCCACTTTTTGCCTGGTTGCCGCGTGTGGCGTATGAGCAGGCACCATTCCCGCCACTCAATTGGTTCAGCGACGATGTGATGTGTGCTGATTTGGTGGCGCTAGGGTTCAGCCATTGGATCAGCCGCAGCTACATTCATCACGTTGGATCAATGACGATTGGCGCTGATATGCAATCGAATTTACAACAGTCATTGCCATGGCTAAAGTCACACAGACCGCACTATTTAGAACAATGGGGGATTGAATGATTCCGATAAGAATCGTGGCGTGTACTAGCCATAACAGAAAGGATTTTGCAGGAACGCCGTTAGGCGTAACGATTCAACGATTTTCACATTTGAGTTTTATCGAAGCGCAACTTTTTACAAACAACACGGTAGGGCTTTGCCAGCGTTATAACGAAGCCATTGAAGCCGCCAGGCATGATCCGGCGTTGCTGGTGTTTGTGCATGATGATGTTGAGATCACTGATTGGTTTTGGTATCAGCGTTTGGCAGCATCGCTCGATGACCACCATTTGGTAGGTCTTGCTGGCAACGCTCATCCATCGCCAGGCCAAACATCATGGGCGATCACTGACATGGAAGGCACGCTATCGGATCGCATGTCATGGGCGGGTTGCGTAGCGCGTGGCAATGGTGAATACATGACGAATTGGGATGTGTTTGCATCACCAAATCGTGAAGTAAAATTGATTGATGGTTTGTTCATGGCGGCTTACTCAAAGACGTTTCATGACAACGATATAAGGTTTGATGAGCAATTCACCTTCCATCATTACGACATGGACATTTGCCGCCAATTCACAGCAAAGGAATTGTCGATTTATGTGTCATCGATTTCCGTGATCCATCACTCGCAAGGCGTGATGGGTGCGTCATGGAAAGCATCAGCGCAATGCTACCTGGATAAATGGAAATCATGAACATTAACAACAACGACAAGAAAGCCGAACTGTACCCGATGCCCGTGTACATGCTGCAGGGTATGTTGTATGTGCCGCATTACATCAGACCCTATTACTGGGTTGCGCCAGGCGGCGTTACGCGCACAACGACATGGCTTGAAGAGCGGCACGCCAAGCAGACGATGAAACCGCTTTGGATGCGGACTTGGGTGCTTGAGCGTTTCATTGAAACGCCACAAGACTTATAGCATAGATGCGAAAAAATCAAAAAAGGAAAAAGGCATGAACGCACATTCAGAATGGTCACCATCATCAGCCGAGCGTTGGAT